CAAGAACAACAACGCCAAGTATTTTCTGTCTAAAAACTGCACGATCATATACTTCTTTTTGCCTCCTCTTACGAATTTGCCCTTCCATTTGAAGAAGTTCGTCCCAGGATTTACTGCCATGAGTAAACATTAAAAACTGTTTTAGCTCATATCTCTGTTCCTCAAGTTTCTTTTTTGCAGTAAATGCCTCAATAGCTTCTGATTCAATGCTACCACCACCAAATAACTTTCTTGCTAATGTAGGGTTTTTAGCTGATTTATGAGCATGATCTACATCACTCACAGCACCCATCCATCTGGACAGGTCTTGACTCATAGATTCTAAATCTCGCCCTGCAGCGAAAGCTCTTTTTATTCCTGCAAAGGCTGTAGAAGCCGTACTAACAGCTACGGAAATGCTAACAGGATCAAACATTTTTAGTCTTTAAGCGTAAAAGACCGTCATCATATCTGCATGATCTAATGTGTAACTAATACTTAACCCATTAGTAAATAGAACCCCATCTTCAGGAATTGTCCTATCTAATGTTGTATTTGCAGTTCCTATAGTTCTTGACTTCATTAACGTAGTTCCACTTTCTGGAGTTCCGTTAACAAAAGATATTGTACCTGCTGTACCACCTGAAGTAATTGAAAAACCTTTTAATCTGGTTCTTCCTCCAAAAACAGCTTGAGCGCACAACGACCCTGAACCAACCGTTATATTAGCCGCATACTGAGCCGAACACTCCACTGCACTTACTGTTAAAAACAGTTTAGTACCTGCAACCGTTTCTGCTGAACTAGTTGATGTTATAACTTCCGTCATAGCATCACCGAACACATCTGTACCTGTAATGGTACAGGTCTTTGCGTTGTCACCTGTGCCAGCAGTAGTTACTGTTACGTTCCTACCTGCACCACCTGCGTGAGTGGTATTAGCCATAGTTGCTGAAGTATCTGGACGAGCCGCAGTTACTAAGCGAGTAGCACTTGCCGCATTTTCATCGTTTATTGTAACGACACTTACATCTGATCGACCTGACATATTACTCTCCTATAAGATAGGGGGCTAGTAGCCCCCATAAATTATGCTTCATATCCAAAAAGCTCTATTAACAACTTACCTGCTGAATAATCAGCATCTGTTGTAGCACCTAGAGTTAGATATAAATACTCATCTGCCGCAGGAACGGCTGTTAAAATAACAACACTACCTGCTGTAGCGTCACCTGCGTTAACAAGTAGAGTTTCTGTCAAGCTACTAATAGCACCATCTTCAACACCTGTTCCCTCAGTAGCTGAGTGGATGTTAATGTCTGGGTCACCACCAGCAGGTGCTTCAAAACAAGTCATACGACCTGCTAAGATTGTACCATTACTAGCGGCTGTTATCTGACCAATGTGACATACATTAGATGTTCCATTAACACCAACAATGTCTCCACTGGCAGTTGATCTTAGTCCTGTAAGGTCAATTAGGATGCTTGTAGTAATAATACCACCTGACCTAAGAACCGAACTTCTGTAAATAGTACCTGTACCACCTGTGATACCTGTACCTGCTTCTGTAGCCATAGTATTAGCATTAAGCGAGGCTACACCACTTGAATTAATGCTTGATAAAGTTGTATATGCACCAGTAGTAGCGTTTTTACTTACGGAAGTAAAACCACCTGCTGATCTGACTGCACCTGAAAAAGTTGAATTGCCCATGATTATCTCCTTGTCTTGGCAAATGTCAGCTTACGCTGTCAAGGTGAAAATAAAAGGAGGGCGAGTAATCGCCCCCCAAGTTTACTAGCTTTAAGCGGCTCCTGTTGAACCGTAAACTCCAAGTGGATCAGACACACCGAAAGAATATCTTTCTCTCGCTTTGTATCTTACGTTTCCAGTATTGAAATCTCCGTCCATACCAGTTGCCATAGGAGTTCTAACGAAATGCTTCATTCCGTTGGGAACATCTGTGATTACAAACCAAGCATCACTGTCGGTTAGATAATGATTAACTCTATGTCCTTCAGGAATAGAGCCGTTGCTCTTTAGAGCATTGAGATCATTATCTGAAGTTCCAGTTCGCAATTCTGTCTGTAGCAATCTAGTTGCTGTAAACATTAATGCTGGTGGAACGATCAGTCTTCTTGGTCTAGCGGCAATCAACAGTCCTCTTTCATCAACGAAAGCAGAAATATCAATAACTGCTTGCTCTAATGAAGTTTCGTTAAGGTCAGCCGCTGTAGATGGCTGATTTCTGTTGTTACCACCTGCCACAGTTCCATGTGACGCACTAAACAAATACGCACCATCACCAGATGTGAATGTATCAAATCCAGTATTAAGCAGTGAAGCTGCTTTGGTTTGCTTTGTATAAGCCATCGCTCTGGCAAGAGCCTTTGTATAACGTGCTGATAGGCTGTCATACAAGTTGTCTTCCATAGCTTCCTCTGTGATAGAGAAACCCATAGCCACTGTCTCGTGATTAAAACGAGCAGTGAATGACTCTTGTGCTGTGTCGTATGAGATTGACGCACCTTCCTGTTTAACAGGAGCGGCACCGAACCCTGAAAGTTTTACTTCTTCCTCAAAACTTCTATCGGAGTTTTCAGTTTCATAAATTTCAGTATGTTCATTCTCATAGCCATCATACTCTAGTCCGAACAATGCGTTAAGACCAGGTAGTAACTCTTTTAAGAGTTGCGCTCTACTTATAACTGCCATGATTAACCACCTCCTGGTGCGTTGCCAGATACGACACCTACGCCAAACTGATGACCTGTGTTCCACTTGCACAACATGATAGGATAGGATGAACCTCTCTCATCACCGTCATAACCACCCATCCAATCAACAATTCTGATTGGTAAAGCCGCTGTAACAGCAGTTGTACTTATATCAATAGAAACACGAGACATTCCAAATGTGGAACTAGATGCTGTTTGTTCTAACTCAGCGTTAGCACCAATATCATCATCATTTACTGTTCCGTCTGCTTGCATAGCAAACACCATATTTGGGTCATCGGCAACGTAAGCCATACCACTCGTATGAGCGGCACCTGACCATTGTGAGTTGAAACTAAGCTGACTTGTGCTTACATCAACATATCTACACCCTAGAAAGATACCAATAGGCGTTGCCGCACTAGTTCCTGTATCTTTAGCAATGGTGACTGTAGAGCCATCGTCATTTAACTTGACGACATCTCCATAACAAATCCTTGTGGAATACGTTGATAGGATTGGATACTGGCGAAAACTACCATCGTAGCTTCCCCCTGTACTTCCTACAGGACGCAAACCAAAAGGAGCAGATGTACTAGACATGATTGTCTACCTCCATTAAGTTGTTCGAGTGCTTCGTTCTGGTTTCAGAACTGGCATTCGAGGATCATTGTTACGCAAGTAATTATTATCAACGGATTCGATTTGCCTCTTAGAGACTTCCTTGAAATGTTCCTTACGAGATTTAACGTTTTCGGTTGCGTTGCTACATAATAACAAGCCACCAACCTCAATATTGTCTTTCCATCTAGAATCGATGTCAGACATAACTTTTAACTCAGGATGGTCTTTACTTCTAACAGGCTGCCAACCTTCACGAAACTTTGCAGATACATTAGGGGTATCTGATTGACCCATAGACGAAGTTCTTATCCAACGGAACTCAACCCCTTCACGAGGCTCAGGAGTTGGCAACAACGTAGGTCTTTCCCATGTCTTTGTTCGTGTTTCAGTTTCACGAGTTTCGTTTGTTCTTGGTTTTCTGTTAGACATTTGTTTGTTCCTTCATTAATTGCGCTGCATATTGCTCTTTAGTGAGTCCCAAGCGATTAGCGAGATTAACTTGGGTTGAGGTCAGTCGCACTGTGCGTGGTTTTTTTGCACTCCGTTTGGTGGGGGCAACCACGATGCCAGTTTGATTCTGTTGCGTTTCCTCTTCTTCGATTACATCATCAAACTTGTCTGGAAATACTTTTCGCATCTCCGTATCTATTTCTTTATAATACTGTTCCGTGTCTCCTTCAACACCTTTTTTTATCAAATCCTCATGAACACCATAAGCATAGGCTGTCATTTTGGTGTCTTTATTGAACCATTTATTGTTATCAGCCCAACTTAAAGCCCTCTGACTTACCTGTGGTTTCTGAGGTTGAGCAGGTATTGTAGATGATTCCTTCTGTTGTTCCTGTGGTTTTGGAGGAACATAACTGTCAACACGATATTTTTCGTTTTGTATCCTTGACAATTCAGATTGGGCATCAACGAGCTTATCTGGGTCACCTGATTCGTATGCTTCTTTATAATCACGCTTTGCCTTTTCAAGTTGAGCATCAACTCGACCTTTGGCTTGATTAATCAAAACACTTTCACCATCAGTTAAACTTTTGCTTAGGTTCTCATTCTCTTTTTGAAGTTTTTTAGCTAACTGTAAAGCCTCATCCTGAAGACGTTTAGCTTCTTCTTTAGCTCTACGCTCGTCGTGGTAACCCTTGCTAAAATGTTGGATTCGCTTACGGACTTTATCAGAATAGTCCTCCAGCTCGTCATCTGTAACATCGGCTGGCGGATCAGACGCTTTGCGGTTACGATCAGCTTTCGGCGTGTCATCGACCACTTCAATCTCAACGTCGTTATCATCAGTATCCGCTTCACTTTCAACTTCAGGAGCATCGGCTCCATCTGCTGCAAAGTCTTCTGCAGTTTTCTTGCCAGTAATGTCGATTTCAACTGCACTCGTCTCCTCAATAGCCATTGCGTTGTCGGTTTCATCTTCAGGAAACTCAAATTCTACTTTTTGAAATGCCATATTTATGCCCTCTGTATTCCGGTTGGGTCAGTAACGACTGCCTCAATAGAGTCGTCATTCATCAACCGATATTCTATACCACCAATAGTGAACCTTGTGCCCGAGTTCATTCGGAACATCACAAAGTCACCTTCTTTACACCACGGTCCGTCAGGAAAACGCTCTTTGTCTCCGTATGCGGCTGACCCCATGTCCACAACAAGTCCAATAATAGACATAATGTGATCTTGAGTTTTAGCAGTGTCTGTCTTGATGATAGAAGTACCTGATATGGTTTCTTCTGGTTGTGGTAGCGCTACGAGTACGCGGTAGCCTACGGGTTTTGGGAGTTGTAACTCCAATTCAGCGTCGCTGATTTTAACTGGTTCTTC